ACTTTCTTGTACAGTTCTAAACTGTTGATCATTGGGTTCTGCAAATTGTTTATCAATTGAATCGTAATAACTTTTTCTCATTTGTTCAGGCATATTTAAACTAGCTTTATATTGAATGTTTGCCCTTTGATCAAATGTTTGTTGTTCTGGTGCTGTAAGTCTTGACCTGTAATTAGAAATTGTTTTAAATAAGTCAGGTCGTGTTTGTTCTAAGGCTGACATATATCCACCTGTTTGTCTTTTAATTAAA